AGTAGCAATGGATCTGCCTTTTTATTATCTAATTGTAAATTTACTTTTGATTGATCAATTGAGATCTGATTACTGGCAACCCAATTAATAGCACCAAATAAATCAGAAATTCCATTGCTTGTCATTAATTCTGCATAGTACCAAGCACCTACCCTTTGAATGTTTGTTGAGTTATCAGAATCATTAATATCTACTTCGATTTTTCCACTTGCTAGGTCTAAAGTGAATTCATTGATTCCACTTCCATCGACTTGGTAAGCATTGTATTCTGTAGCATTTTCTTGACTAGCATTCACCTCCCAGGATGGAGTTCGACAAGTCACTGTAAGTTCCTGTGGTTCCTTGGCTACACTACCATTCTGGTATGTTATTCTTACTCTGATTGAATCACCATCAACCATTTCACTTGTTCCAAACCCTTGGGACAAAGTTGTCGCATTTACAATATTATTATAGATCTCGGTGCTAGATGTTAAATTGTAAACTTGCACTCTTGATCCAGACACTAAATTTTTAATCTCATAAGATCCAAATGATCTTGTACCAGATGAATCAATTATAGTTCCAGTGTAGCTTACTCCAGTTAGAGTTACAGATCCACTCGTAGTAATATCCCCAACAAAGCTTGATGCTTTCAGCGTCAGTGTATTACTGCTCAAAGAAAACGCATTTACTGCTGAACTACTTACAACCACATCATAAGATCCTGCATCAATAGTGTTTCCATCCCTTGACACTAATGGTGATGCTTCACCTGCATAATTATCAACGAGATAAGATTTTGCTATGTCGTAAAATTTTTGCGGTGTGTCTATTGAAGAATACGCATCCACAACTGATTTTGTTGCTTCAGATACTACCAGATCTGGTGTCATTTTAACTGTGCTTTGCAAAGTGTCGAGTCCAACTAAATCCTCTGCAAATCCAGTGATAGTTTGGTTGTATGCAATAATAGAGAATGGAATTTCTGAATTTGAATTTGTGCGAGAATCAGTGGTGATGGTCTTATTAATGTAATTAATTACCTCGACCAAAACATCTTCATCTAGATTGCTAGTCTGGTTGACTCCATTGTAAATCTTATCAGATCTATCATCTTGATTTTTTGGCCCCAATGCTCTGTTGCCACTATCTAAATCTTTAGCGTAATAGGAATAGGTTAATGGGTTACCATTTAAATCTTCGACTACTAAACTTATAGGTCTGACGCATTTGAGATACATGAAATTATCTCTGCCAGTATCAAGTTCGACTCTTAATCTATCAGAGAACCCCTCAATCGTAATTGTCTCCCCATCTGCTTGAGTTCTAGTAACATTGATAATGTCAAAACCATGCAAGTTTGGACTCGTGTCAAAGTTCTCAAAAGTCAGTGGTGGAAATGGCGAATTATAACTTTGTAATCCACCTTTTTTAAATTTAAAAATTCCAACATTCCATCCGCTTTTTGTGAAAATCCTAGACTCCAAAGTTTCACCATCAAAAGTTAAATCGTAAATGTTTATTTTCGCATCGCTCGTAGAATTAGAGGACTCGATTCTGAACTGAGATGTGTTTGTGTTGGATGATCCCTGTTTTGCAAGGTTATAAAAGATCCCACTATTGACTGTGACTGTTGCCCCATTTGCAGTTCGCAAAGTTGCAGTAGTACGAATTATTCCACCATTCCACAAAAATGTAGAACTACCTCCAAACGAAATGCCAAAGAAACGATACATCTGACCAGTCAGATTCTCATTTGGTAAATCAATTCCTACACCGACTGAATATTTGTCTTTCCCATTTGCTGTAGTTTTGACACCTAGATTCAATGTGCCTGTTACTGTCAGTGGATGTCCACTACCTGCATTGATCGCTTGCTTCATCAATTGCAAGGTCTCATAGGCAGGATCAATGCTAAGAGTTCCTTGAACCTCCAGGAAATGAGTGGAAGCAATTGTATAAGTAGTGTGGTTTCCACGAACTGTAGTAGTTACTCCTGTCACTCCATTCAACCCACTGAGATCAGTGTCAGTCCCTGTTTGCGTAATCTTGTTACTTGCTTCAGAAAAACTCATGCAAAATCCTTTTCTATGCTTTCTAGGTTCCCACTTGCATCGTAAGCTAAAGTTTGAGTTAGCTTAGTATTACTCCCATCTGTAACCACAATTCCAGTAAGTGACCCAGTGGTGTAGGTCAGTGTCTTTACCTTAATCAAATTTGCTTTCGTGTCATCTACCCATGTTGATATACTCGAAACATTTCCACTGGAATCATAAGTTATTTCTGAATAGTTATCACTCCCAGCCAAGTCTTGGAATCGATCAGAGACATGCTTGAACTCTTGTCCAACCAATGCACCAATCTGTCCAAGAATGTCAGACATTATTTATTCGCATTAAATTGTGTTTCAAAAGATGAGTAGTTACCTAAAGAAACATTATTAATTACAATGGCACTTCCACTTGGTACTTTTACTTTTTCAATACTCGCATCACCAGTGCCCAATTTAAACTGAAACTGACTAGTAGTATCGTTCCAAATAAGTTTGGCCTTGTCGTTACCAGTCCCTCTGTTGACTTGAATACCTCCAGTCTGTGCAGTTTCATTGCCAGTGGTAGGTGCAAGATTGACCTCAATAATATTATCCCCAATCTCAACTGTCTGAGTATTGAGAGTGGTAGTCGTTCCAGTAACTGTAAGATCTCCAATTGATGCTCGTAATGCTGAAAGGTCTGAGAATGCAGTTGTGCCATCCAACATGTTTGATATTGAAACACGAGTCTGACCCAGACTTACTTTTGTTGCATAACTACTAGAAGCATTCTGCAAGTTAGTAATATTACTTGTGTTAGTAGAAATATTTCCAGTGTTAGTAGAAATGTTTCCAGTGTTAGTACTGACTGTACTCGCCAAGTTTCCAAGACTAACTTGTGTGGAATATATATTCCCTAAACTGACCTTCAAATCACTAAACTCAGTTCCTACTTTTTCTCCGATTTTTCCTAATATATCTGTTGCTGGCATTTTTTATTTTTCTCCTGTTATTTGTTGGCATCAAACCAAATTTCAAAACTTACTTCGTCACCATATTCTGCACGAATCTCATCCATTCCTGCTTTATCGATGTAATCTAAATCCACCCATGATGTGAACCCATCTCCTGCTTTCATGCGGATTACACTCCCAGTAAACTCGATGCCTACTTCACCTTGATTCAAGGCAGGGTTGGCATTATTCCATTCACTGGTTGTTCCTCTGCGTAACTGGATCCTGCGGTAAGTCATGCTACACCTCCATCAATATCGAATCCAGCGACATAAGTAGTCGCAGGAAACCCACCATCAATGATGGCATCTATGAAATCTGTTGAAGCGACTGCAACCCACTTTGCTATGTTGCTTTGGTATTGCAGAGTAGAAAGATCCTGTGGAGATGTTGCATTGACATCTGTGACATCATCTAGGGCCACTGGTTGCTGAACTGGTAGACCTGTTATTGTGCCAGTAAAACTAGCACCATTAATTGCTACATTCTCAAAACTTGCTCCAGTAAAATCTACCGCAGATAAATCGATGTCATCAATTACTACATCTGGAGTGACTGCATCTTCAAACTGGTCTGGGTAAAACTCTACACCCAGTGCAGGAGTCTTGGATGTGACTGTAGCTTTATTACCCATTTTTAAAATTAGCTAATGCTTTCCCTGCGGAAACAAATGCTTCCATACTGACAGACTTCACCTTCAAATGCCCCCCAGTATTATTGACCTCTACAGATGCCGAATAACCCCTCTGGCGAGTGCTAAACCTGCTTAGATTATTTAATGAATCCTCTTCTGCATATGACTCCTTACAAAGCGTTGTAGAGTCTGGAGATTTTGTGAGCGTTCTTATTGTTAAGGCAGATCCTTCTTCTGCTGAATAACTGATGGTTCCACGAACGAACTTTTTAACATCTCTGGTAGACATCATGTAATCTCTGGTGCGAACTTTTGCTAAGACAGAATGTCCATCATCAGTTGCACCTGTTTCATACTTGTAAACTTTTTTGTCAGTCAAAAGATACAACTGGTTGTCAATAGAATTAATATCTCTGATCGCAAAAAACTCATCTTCAAAAGTATCAATTGATACCCATGTGGAGTTCAATGAGTCGTATATCGCAATGGCATTTAATTCGCTAGAACCATCTATAGGCAGACAGAAGTATACCCTATTTTTGTGGTAATAAACAATAGACTTACGAATGTATTCCAAGTTCACCCTCTCCATAAATGGAGTAATTGGTTTGCTTAGTGGTTCTTGGTCTAAAGTTACTTTTGAAATTGCTATACCCAATCCTTTGGCTGGGTCACTGGAGGGCACTAAAACTTGGATATTACCCTCAGATGACACGAAGTATGTGTAAGATCCATTCTGGGTAAATGCCCTATGACCTGCTACCCCATATTGCCTTGTAATCTCATAGTTTGTTGAACTAGCACCAAGGGCATGTGTGTTGTTAATTAAATGGATGGAATTTTTACATAGGACTAAAATTTGGTTTTCTACGAAACTAGAAAATCCCATTATTACATCCGCAGTTCCTTTGTTACAAAAGTATGTGTTTAGATTAACAAATTCGTTTAGTTCAAAGACATCAGAGAAAGCAACTGTGGTTGGCGAATCTTCGTAGAAGGGAACTACTAATCGATTAGAAAAGTAATATCCAAATGGAGCATTAGGGCAGACGAAATCAACTGCGTTATCTGTTGATGTTGAAGGTAGATCTATTACTCCTTGCCCAGTGACATCACCATCGAAAGTTCGAGGTCTATTGTCTTTGCAAAATAAAATAATTTGATCAAAAACTTGCAGACCAAAAACTTCATCGTCATCACCATATGGATCAGAAAATTGTTCGTTAATTTGCGACTGGGTTTCCCATTTTATATTTAATCCATCCCAGTTGCTTTCGTTCTGCTCGTACTTATCAATGCGAACTGCATTCTCTCCAACTCCAAGCAGTTTGTCATTTGTGACTACAATGAGATCCTCGCGATTGTCTACTGGGTTTAAGAATTTTACCAGTGCCTTTCCACCAGTAACATCTGCAAATTTCTCAAGACCTTTGCGTGAAGAAATTACACCTTGGTTAAATCTTACATTTTCTGCCTCCTGCACAAATCCAGCTTGAAGCATAGTTGGCTCAGTCTGCTGATCTAGTCCACGAAAAGCAGGATCTCCATCCTCGACAAAGGGATCATCCAGTTGTCCATATGATCTAAACTTTGCCATGTCTTCCCTCTAGTAGTCTGTCTAGTTTCGATTCTATATTATCTAATCTTTTAAACAGACTTTCGTTTTCAGCAGTGTTCCTTGCCATATCAACTTCTAACTTATTGATACGCTTGTCATGCTGAGTTAAAGAATTGAATGCACCCTTGAGGACGAATCCACCAAGTGCAATGAGTAGACCTGTGATCAGTTGAATTATAAAATTAATGTCCATCATTTATCGTCTTGGGCTGGGGCCAAAATAAAATCCAAGGATGGCACATAGACTGGTCTGCCCCATATAGGCAAGGTGTCCAGAAGAGAGAATGATTGGGTCTTGCGAAGATGGATAGGAGAGGAGTCCGAATAACCATTCTGTCCTGCCCTCCCCTGTTGCATTTGTGATGGATATGAACTCTGCCTGTGGAAAGAGGGTACATGCGAGGATGCACAAGCAGTAAGTCCCAATACCACAAAAAGCAATAAACCTCCGAGTGTAAGAAACAGACTCTGAATCACCATTTTTAGAAAGTTGCTCTTGGAGTCGTATGAAATTATCATTTGCTCGACTCTCGCGCGCGCATTCAAGCTCATGCTTTTGCCTTTTAGTTTCAAATACAAACCCAAAGACACCTTTAAGCATTGCACCCATAGCAGTTGAACCTCCACCAGTAAGAAGCATAAGCAGGACTTCACCCATTTCACTCTGACCCTCCGTATCGCAATTTCTCTAGCAACTGGTCATGCTTACCTGCTTGCTTTTCTAGAAATGCTAATCGCATATTCTGCTCGGCATCGTCTGGTAATGCACCCAACTCACCCCTGGGCCATTTGATTCTAAACTCGCTATTAAGCTCGACCTCATGTTGCAAGCGTAAGATCTCCATCTCTAATGTATTAATGCGAGCGAAGATCATTGCTCCAGAATACACACAAAAAATTACACCTCCAACGAGCTTCAAAGCAAAGCCAGTATTGGTCTTTAGGCTGGACTCTTCTGTAATTCCTCCGCTCATAGCATCACACAATCCCACCCCTCAGATGAAGAGTGGAATTGCCTAACCTCAACAAACATTTTAGTCTACTGAAACTGTGAATCCGCTTGTTGGAATCTTAAAGATGTCACCATTCTGGATATCAGCAGAAGTGTTTAATGCTCCATAGACAAGCAGGTTTCCAGATGTTGAAGAATCGTAAAGACCTACATGGGTAACTGTCCCCCAGTTCGACTGAGCATCATTAAATGTAAATGCTCCAGTGTTGCTGGCAGATCCAGTTGAACCCACTGAAAAATCACCTTGTCCAGTTGCTCCGCATTGTACTCTAGCGTAGTTTGTTCCAGAAACCTCTGTGCCTCCACTAGAATCGCTTGGTGCTGACTTCAGTAAACCAATATATGGTTTAGTATTGAATGTGACATTACTACCTCCCAGTAAGCCAGCAAGGATTTTTGTCTCTAAGTAATCAGTTGCTTGTGACATATAATTTCCTCCTATGCTGATGGTGCTTCTGGCCAAACTGGATTATTAGGCCAAGTTTCTTGCTTAGTGATATCACGCAATTTTTGACGAAACTCTGCCCACTCTGCTTTTTTTTCTCCAGTCAATGGAGAGTCGTTAAATTGAGTCCAGTCAGTTCTTTGCAATTCTTTGTCTCGTATTAATCGATTATTACCTTCTTTGGGAAACTCAGTTTGCCTGTCTTCTGGAGTACCTAAATTTGGATGAAATGTATTTTCTAAATATGTCATGGTATTAATTATATAATGGTGAATGCTTTCTTTGCTGGCATTTGTGCGCTAGGAGTGACTCCCCAAAAAACCCAACCTCTAAAGTTTGTATGACTGGGATTAGTACCATAATTACCATGTGGATACATTATGATATTGTTTGAATCTAACCATCCTTGGTATTGCCCTTGAGTATCAAACACATGCCGATCAAATCTTTCGTCTTGCCCCAATACTGAAGTATACCTCATTACATCAGTGCTAACTGGTTGATTCCCATGTAGCACTTGTGATTGCCCTCCTTCAAATATAAAAGCTGGTAGGGCCGCACCAACATAAGATGTAGGCAAAGTATAGCTAGACTCTTGAATAAATGGGCCTCGATTACTTGCAGTTGTGCCAAGAAAATTTCCAGCATGTTCAAATCTAAAAAACCCACCTTGTAAAAACCTGCAAGTGTTAAACTTTCCAGAAAATATAGTTTCTGGAGCATGAGAAATTCCACCTGTGTTGGAATGATACAATGCTTGTGCATTGTTACCAGACAGATCATTTTTTATTTCAAAATTACTTGCGAAGTTGTATACACCAGTTGCTTCTGTTGCTCCAAAGATTCCATTGTAGAAATAAACACTAGACCCGAGTTCAACTGCAATTTTTCCTTCTAGTAATACATATCCATTTGTGTATGATGAAAATAAATGACTTACATTTCCAACCTGTGAATTTACTTTGAAATGCATGTCCCTTATTCTTATAGGGCCACGATTAGAAAAAATTCCTTCTCCTTGTAAATTATTGATTGTCCATTTTCTTGCAGTTCCTTGAGTCGAACTTACTAATGTAAAGGCCGCGAACGATTGATTATACAAAGCATCAGTATGCAGTGCAGAATCTGTAAAATCTGTTTCAACAAATATGATCCATTGTTGGTCACCTACATTGTGATATTTTCCAAGATAACCAAGTAGCGTAGACATGTTTGCAAACTTAGTGTCTATTTGGATTGCTCCTCCACCTCCATATATAGAGTAGTCTGAAATAGTTGAAGGTACACTACTAACACCTGTGCTTGCATTTATAAAACAAACAACACGCTTAGATCTATTTGTGATTAATAGTCCACTAGAAGCATTTAGTATTTCTTGGTAACCTCCAGAATCTTTTGCAAATGTAAGATTGGATCCAGATGAACCACGAAGATCTCCAGTTTCAAAACCTAATCCATCATCTGATGTGAATGTAACTTTACCAGTTGCGGAGTCATAGCTTCCATCTGTCCACCCATCTCCATCAGTGCCATTAGTTCCATTAGTTCCATTAGTTCCATCTGTGCCATTGGTTCCATTGGTTCCATTAGTACCACTGGTTCCATCTGTGCCTTTTTGGGCAAGTAATCCCCAATAGGTAGTGTTTGTTGGTGCATTGCCAGACGATGATTGCTTGGCAATATATGAAGATCCATTAAAGAAAACTACATCATCTGCCACATATGCAGTAGATCCAGAATAGTTACCTCTATAATCAACATGAGGCACTCCAGTGACATTTCCAGTGACATCTAAAGTCCCAGCTACTTGAACACCAGTAGTAGAAATTTTAAGTGCAGATGAAGTACCTTCTCCATCCTCCACTGTTGACATTGAACTGGTCACTCCAGTGTTATTATTAGTAGACACTTGTAGTAGATCTTTATAAGTGTCCTTGATTGCTTTTCCTTGCAAGGTTGCCATTTTTTTATCCTCCCCAGTTTAGAATTGAGACCTGCCAGCGACTAGTATTGGTAGACCACAAACTTTGTATTTTTGTAAATGTAATTTGATTAGTTGAAAAATCGATTTCTGAACTTGTAAGACCTTCGTGCAAAGTCCCTCCAGCATTACCCCAGTCAACATCTGCATTTTGCCATTGAAGCGTAGATTCATACCCTGCTGATCCTGCTGAGAGTCCAAATCCAAATGATGATGATGCATTCCTATTATGAACCTTTGCAGTAAATGTGTCTTGTTGGTCTGGTGAATCCCATAGAACATCTGCGTTTTCCCAAAGTAAATCTGATGTCCATGTTGCAGTGCCAGCGACCAACTTAAAAGTAAATCCAGTGCTGACATTTTTATTATGAATACGAAACCCACTAGACCCAGCCCCAAAAGAAAAACTCTGCGATATATTGCGCTCAACAAGCGTAAGCTTTTCGCTTCCAATTTGCCCTCTAATATTGGCATGTATGGTAAAGAGTTTAAATTCACTGGTACTGGTTCCTGTCTTTAATCTAAATACGCTAAATTCTACTTTTTTTTTTAAGTCGAATGCTATATCAACATCGACTCCTCTATGGTAAAGTGTAGCTATTTTCTCATCTGTGGGTTCTGTATATACATTACCCTTAACTGTAATCCTCCTATAAGGCTCAGAATAGATTGTACCTGCCTGTCCACGATCCTGCTGATGGTTCAGCTTATCTACTTCACGAACTAGCAAGTCTAAGGCTTGCAAGTCTTGTAATTGTGCTTTCTCATGCTGGCCATCTGCCACTAAAAACGAGCGATAAGCATATGCTTTTATTGCAGGTGCTAAGAAATTTAAAACTGGATTGTCTGGAGTATTCTCAGAATATTCTGGTGCTTCTTTGCGATAACGCATCCAGATAAAATTAACTGTTTCTGGAGTTTGTACATATATACCATCAGCACCCTCAACCCAGTTTAAAGGTTCAGTTTCTTCATATCTAGGATCTTCAGTGTGTGCAGATATCATTGTGCCAATAACATCTTTACCTGCTTGCTCGTAGTTTATAGCTCGCTCAAACTTAGTTTCAATTTCCATGAAATAAGTTCCATTTAATGGAGTTATTTCGTCTACTGAATAATTAACTCCTTTTAATCCGCTAGGAGTAGTGCCATTAAGTTGCTTAATGCATAAATATGTTTTTTCTTCGTATCGGATTTTTGCACCAACATAATAAACTCCATCTTCTCTCCATTCTTCATTTAGATCGTAGTCTCCTATTTCATGCCATAGAAATTCATCTCTGGGATTTTTACCTTCTGACCATCTGCCATTTTGCTCCTCGTAATCTTCTTGTTGTTCCTCCCATTTAGTTCCCTCACTAGTCTCATCACCCCATATTCTCCAATATCGACCTTTGTAAAAAACCTCATCACCAATAACATAATCTTCTGCTTCATCCCATTCTGGACGAAAGTAGCGAATCTCTGTAATCGTGGACTCTGGCCATGGGTAGTAATCCCATACATATTTTGTCGCATCATTTACATATTCACTAATCATTACTTTCTCATGAGAAAGCAGGTTGCTAGGATCGATGCCAGCAATGGCCGCAATACCTCTCTCGATGCGTGAGTAGGGTATGCTCCTCATTTAAACAACAACTCTATCTGATCGTGATTTAACTGTTACAAGATCCCCAAATCGTTTTTCAATCCATTTAAGAAATTCTTTGTCTGTCCAGCATTCGTAAGTGCGTAGTTTTCTTCCCCAAAAATGATATACCTCTTGGCAAATTTTAAATTTTAATCTGCCATAAGGTAAATCTTTTCTTTCACCACCACTTACACGCTTTTCAGCTTGCATCAGTTTGATTTGTTCATCCTCTGCCCTCTCCAGTTCCGCTTTGTAATCGTCTGCGAGTATACCCCAAAACTCTGTAGTGACATCTGTGCCATCTACGACAAATTTTTCGTTAGCAGGTAACATGGAGAGGGAGATGAATGAACAACAATAAGTTTTAGCTCAATGTGTACTTACCATGATCTAATCCACCAGAGTAAGATTTTAAGCTAAATACAGATTCAATAATTGAGCGTGGGCCTCCTCCAAGATCTGGAAGTTCACGAACGCTAGTTTCTTCAGCAAATGATGCCTCAAGCTGAGACATGTTCAAAATAAACATAGTCTTTTGTCCAACAGTTGCATCATAAGCACCACTACTCCGAGCATCTTGCTCAAGAAAGCTCGATAGGTGCAATCCGATAGTCCCAAAATCAGTCTCAATGATATCGATTGCAGTAGCTAAACGATTGTCATCAGTGTCACGATTAGAAACAACTAAGTTGTTTGTGCGTGGAGTAAACAATGTAAACTCACTGATGGTTTTCTTCATAGTGGTTCCGCAAAGACCATAAAAAGTCTTATCAGATTCACCAGTCTGCTCGTAGATTGATTGAAGGATTCCACGAAGATCTTCTTCTACTGCGTTAGATGCAGTAACTGTTTTTATAGAACCAGAAGGTGTGCGGAAATCCGCAGGTACTGGAAGTGTGCTTTGTGGAGCATTATCAATCCATCTACCAAGACCTCTGGTCTGATATGGAGCGTTTGCAGTCTCCTGTGCTGTCTCTTGAGAAGAGCAAAGCGTGGCCTCAATATCCCTTTTATGACTTACGAGGGCCTTCGCAATCGAGTTGGCCATCTCTTTTTTGTAACCGACTCCGGCCACATCTGAGACCATATTAGCCAAGCGAGAAACTTTAGGTACTCGTCTGGTGTATTGAAGATAAACAGAACATTTTGTACGATCATCGTAATTCTCAAAATCGTTAGCATCAATGTCTGCTCCATCCAATGGAAGATTATCAGATATGCCACTAGTGTAAGTTGCAGTCTGTACTAAATTTGCTTTGTGCTGATCCAGAGGCCATTCCACAAATGAGTTCTTAGGTGCAGATCCTTTCTTTACCGCACTCATAAATGGTGTACTCTTATTGTCCACTATTGTCATAAGATCGGACAATGATTCTCTTTTTAAACTTTGACTTCTTTCTACAATTCCTGCCATGATTTTTTCCCCCTAATTTTTTTTATAATAACTGTTCAATATAACTGGCCGCATCTTCTCTAGTGCCAGACATTGCCTGTTGCAGGAGGGACTTTTTATCAGTTGATTTCTTCTTAACTACACTGGGTTTTGCTCTAGATGGAACTGGTGCTTTTGGAGCAGGAGCAGGTGTGCTTTTCTTTGAAGCATTCTGTCTTGCTTGAACTGCCTTAATTCCTTCTATCGCATATGCCATTGTGATTACTGAAACTGGATCCTTATCGTAATAATCCTTGATGAATTGATTCTTTGACAACACATGCTGAACTTCTAACATTTCGTTACTGGACTTATCTTTCATCCAAGGAAATATCTGATGCGCATTCTTTGTGAACTCTTCTCTTTGTCTTAATCGATCACGAATAGTTGGTATGTTTTTTCGCAGGTCTCTGTCTGTTTCCACTGCAAGTTTCCTAGCAGTTTCGTAATCAACATCATGCTCTGCTCCAGTAATGTCTTGGTATTCTCCACCATCTGGATGTTCTAACAACCATTCTCGCAAGTGTTCAGCTTCTGCTTCTCTGGCATCTAAGTCTTTTGATGTCTTTATAGAATCAAATTTATTTAGACCTTTCTGCTCCACTTGTGTGGTGCGTGTCTCTTGATTCTTAGAATCTTCTAACTCTGCCTTTAGTTTTTCAACTTCTGCTTGTGCTTCGTTTCTTGCCTCGACTAATTTACCAATTCTTTTCTTTACACCTTCAGATTCTTTAGGTTCCTCTGGCTCAGATTCCTCTGCCTCCAGTGATACCATTTCATTAGTTTCCTCAATAGTTTCCTCAACTGGTTCCTCAACTGGTTCCTCAATAGGTTCCTCTGCGACTGGTTCTGTCTGCTCTTCAACTTCTTCAGTTGACTGAGTAGATGGACTTTCAAAGATCGAAGTTTCAATTCCAGCGGCCTCGGCAATATCACCTATGCTCACTATGTTGGAACTGGACTCTTCTGGTTGACTTTCTTCTGCTATTTCGGGAGCGACCCTTTCTTGATCTGCCATATTTAGGTTCTTTGACGATGGAACTGTACTCACACATTGCCCAGTGTGGATGGGTCTTGTTAAATCAAACGACCTCTCAACTAGATGGTTGTCAACCTGCCTTGCCCTAGTTCTACCTAGTGCTACTTAATGAACCTATACCAGATACTTCTGGTCAGTTGTTTTTGTTCATCATTCCACTTGGATCCTTGATGCACTTCTACCTTACCATCTTTTATCAGTTCTTTCAGCATCTGGTGACATCTAGTGATTCCAACTCCAGTTTCCTTACGAAAATCTTTACTCGTAAACCAATTGTCACCCTGTGGTGCATTCTCGTTTACAGTCTTTACCTGCTCAAGTTTCTTTGCCCAGTTTATCGCCACCTATATTCTCCATCGAATTTCTTAGCGATATAAACCTGCCAACTTTTATTAGAGTAATATCCATATACCCAGCCTGTCTCATGTGCCAAGCGATTTACTTTTGCACGATTCCAACCCATTTCAGTTCTGGTCAAGCATCCTGCTGATATAGCAGATCCACCCTTATGCCTTGGTACTGAGAACATTTGTATTGAATGTATGTGACCATGCACACAACATCCTCCCTGTTTTGCAAATGTTAGGGCATGTTGTTTACAAGCTGAGACTGCACCATGAAAGTAACCATGCACAAATGTCATTATTCCTAACTCCAGTACACCCTTATCCACATTGTAAGGTAGCATCTTGCACTTTAGCTTTCTGCATTTAGCAGTGATATCTTTAATGCCACTACGCGCGGTATCGCGTACAATTCCAATAGAATGTTTTTCAGCAGTTTGCCAAAGTCTATCATCATGGTTGCCAAGCAGGAAATAGTGAGGTTCCCAATTCCCTAGAAACTCCATACCTGCTTCGACATCTGCTTCCATCGATGCATTTTTCTCAGCAACATCTGCACCTCTCATAAGTGGTGAGAAGTCAAAAAGGTCTCCACCAAATATTTTTACATCTGGTTTAAACTCTTCTGTAAATTTATAGAGTCCAGCAACTGCATCTGGATCCTGCATATCTCCATGCAAGTCTGATGCGAAGATAAAAGATTTCATACCTAATAGGCACTCTTCTTACATTTGCCTTTGCAACCTAGCTTGCAAGATCTACCAGTGCTTGGACAGGTCTTTGCAGGTTTTCCTTTTTTCTGTTTTGTTCTTGGCATTACTTTTTCTTTTTAACTTTTACGCACTTATCTCGACCATTACTGGTTCCAGCATATCTATAACCTTTCCAACATGCTTTACCATCTGTCCCTTTTTTCTTTTTATTCTTCTTCCTCGGCATCTTCGTCTTCTCCAAAATCCATATCACAATCAAATGCGACAACCTCTTCTTCAAGCCACTCGTCAACATCATCTTTTGCGATTTCTGCAATTCTAACATCATCGATATCTGATTCCTCAATCCATCGATTTAGTAATTCCCTGTGAGCATTTTTAAATTGTTGCTCTGGAGTTTCCTTAATTCTTTTTCCTTTGGGCATCTATTCGATTTTTTAAATTACTAAGGGCATCTACTCGCCCTCCTGCATGTGCAAATTTAGTTGCATCATTCTTGGGATCTGAAACATCATTTACTGCATCGAGCAAAAGATTATCAATGATGGTATCCAGTGCTTGCCAGATCTTAGCATCATCACCCTGCTCTAGAAATACTCTACGCACCTCTTCTGAGGACATAGGTACTGGGTACTTAACCAGTTTAGCTTTTCTTGATCCAAACATTAGTATCCTTGTCCCATAACTGGTTTAACCCCTACCCTACCTATTTGTGCGTTTTGTTGTTGCTGAATACCAAACTGCAAGAACTTCATTCTATTGTCTGCTAGTTGCTTAACCAATGGTTTCTCCTGCATCTTCTTTTGTAGTTCTTGTGAAGTCTGCAAAATCTGCTGGGCAGTTTGTTGTCTTAGCTCAAAGTTAATTCCTTCTTTTGGAAGTGGCTCAATCTCATTGATGATCTTAACCCAACTATTCTGTTCATCATCAATCTCTTTTTGTTGAGCAGTTTGCTTATCCATTACCACCTGTTTTGCCAACATTGGATCAATAGACTCTGCAATGATTTCCAGTAACTTGTTTCTGTCTAATGCACCAGTCACATCAAACTGGGTCAACTTGGTTACCGCATCCAGTTTCTTCTCCATGAACTCTGGGTTCAAAGTGTCTACAGAAAAACGCAAAGATAGGTCATATCTACCTTCTATATCTTCTTGATTCATCTGAATCTCTTCAACAGGGCCACCTGTGATTCTGGCAACAAATTCTGGTGGAAGATATTGCTGGCAGAGACTAAGTGCTTGCCCTAATGCTTCCCTCCATGAGTCCAGCCAGCGATTCACAACGCATTGCTGATACATCTGCCTGGACTCTGGTTTCATTGGATCTCCAAAATATTTGACTGCATCCATTTCAGCGGCCTGTTCTGCCTCGATGGATCCTTGTGAGATCTGTGGTGGATTCAACCAAGATATATCATCTGGTCTAGAAATAGT